TTTTTTTTAAAGAATGAAAAAATGAAAATCATACTGCAGAAAAAATCCGAAACTGAATTAAACTGCTAAAAGGAAATAGAAATCGCGCCCTTTCGAGTCAATGCGAACTCCTGGCTTTGTAGGCCATTGTCCTTGCTTTTCGCTTTCTGTGCGAAGAACGGGTGTTAACCCATCTGAGAGTGTTTTCAAAAACGTCGGGAATCCATCTTCCTTCAGTGATTTGAGAACCTCTTCTTGACCAGCTCGTTCCATCCAACGTAAGATTGACCATTTCGGTCTAGTCTTGTGTTCGATGACGATCTTGTCAAATACTCGTTTGCATAGAAAAAAAAAGCGTTCGCTTGATCCAAGTGATGCTTGGGCCAATCCAATCGCTGAAGCTGCTAATCGTCCGAAGTCCTGTGGTCGTTCTGGAAAGTACAGGTGCCTAAGTAGATCAATTTCATCACGGTATGGTGTGCCATACCAGTTGAAGTAACTGAGTACTGAGAGACCGGTCATATTATCCTGAATCTGTGACTTCTTGACATTAAGCTTAGCGTTGAAGTAGTGATTTGCTGCTTCTTCTAGCATGTCGAGAAAATTTAACCCATAGATCCGTGCCATGTTTTCGCAAGTTGTGATAAGTGAATCATCACCTTGGAAACGGGCCCAGAATCGTTCTGAGTTGATATCGATACCCAATGCAGATAGACATGTGTATATCATGACTGCGTTGGCGAAAGTATCCATGAGTTGGGTCTGTTGAAAACCAGATCCAAACCCATTCCAGTTCCATCTCCATAGTTCACCATTTGGTAATAAGATTGGCGTGCCAGTGATGGCGGCGCACATCCATTCCCATAGGTTATCGATCCGCTTTGGATCGCGTGGAGTGGCATCTGGGTAGATGCTTGTCGGTTCATATCTCGAAAAATCGAAATACGATCGAAAAATTTTGTGGATTATACGGATTAGTTGATGAAGTAGTCGTTTGTCGAATTGACTCCAATCAAGTCCGATAATCGTGTTGAAAGTACCTAATGCGAAGATCTCGCGTTGTATCCTCTTCCATCCACCGCGTGACATTTCTCTTCCCCAGAGTAAACGTCCTGCTTCCGTGTTCAAGTAAGTAGCTTGAAGTGGCCAGATGAACATAAGTTCAGCCATTAATAATAGCTTTGGCGCTCCAAATACTGCTCTGATCTTGTCCGGTTCGGCGTCAGGTGAGTCGGGCGTTGCGCCCTTGACTACGTGTGATCGTGCGTGTAAGGTATTCCATTGATACGGTTTTGGTGTTCCGTCCTCATACCAAAATGCTCTGCCTTTCTCCTTGATCTGGTGGATCAAAGGTCTGTTAAAGACGAAGATTTCGTTGTACAGGTTGTGGAACGATATTGAATCGTTTTCGATCAATCCCATCTTTTGCTTGAACTTAAGATAGTCTCCAACCTTGGTAGGTTTGGTGAATTTCTTGAGCTTGCGTCTCTCCTTCTTCTGAGTGACTCGATTGAGTCCGCTCTCTTCATCGACGTTCCTGCCTGTCGGCGTGAAACGAAAGTCTCTCGATGTCCATGGTGCCTCTGCTGATACTGGTAGTTTCCAGTTGTAATAGCGTAGGTCAGGGAATGAGACTGGGTGAAGTGGTCTGTTTGGCCTGAAGTGGTCTGTGACTGCGTCAATTGCCCTCTCGATGTTGTAATCGATTGGTATTGGGTGATCTGAAAATTCACATTTCATGAAATCTGAAATCAGTGCTGACTCTGAGAATTCTGATCGTCTGTTGTCTAGAACTAAACGAAGTTCTTCTTCTGTGAAGTACTTTGTTATCTGGCGTTGTAACCATTCGTTCCTCTTGATCATGTGTTCCTCTGTGGTCTTCCACGGATTAGATCCTGGCATCTTGCCTTTTGGCAATTTGCTGATGAATGCGAGATTCGATTGATGTCGTATCATTGTGTGTTGTGTTTGCTTGTGCTGTAGGTCCTTGTGTTGAAGCTAAAATTTGTTGAATCGGATCGATAAGAATGCTGTGTAGCTTTCCG